CGGATAAACAAGCGGCTTTATTAAAGTTTGATGAAAATTTAGCAAAAGCCGAAGCGGATAAAACGCAAACGCGAATTGATAATGAATTAAGCATACAAGCGCAATTATTAGCAACTGAACAAGACAGTTTAACAAATCGTTTAGCAATATTCGAAAATTCATTTGCAGCGCGCGAAGCGGCGTTAATAAAGCAAGGTGCAACGGAAGTACAAATAGAAAAAATCAAACAAGCGGAAATTCAAAAAATAAAAGATACTTTCGCCGCCGAAGATTTTAATAATCAAATTGCAGCTTTAAACGCGCAATTAAAGCTAGATCAGGACGCCGTCGATTTAAGCACCGCAACGGAAGCCGAAAAGCAAGCGGCAAAGCTGGACATTCAAATAAAAAGTTTAGAACAACAGTTAGCGTTAACGGCTCAATTTGCGGGTGCGGATGGATTAATAACTCAAACTGAATTACAAGGAATTCAAACCATTCAAACGGCTTTAGCAGCGGCGCGAAAAGGATTAGGCGAAGTAAAAACCGACCAACCTACATTCGGGGAAAGTTTAGGGCTTTCAGATGAGGACGTAGAAAAAGCAGCCGAAGCAGCCGAAGCTATTGGATCGGGATTAAACAAAGTTCAGGATATAATTAATTTAGGATTCGAAACTCAATTAAATAATATTGACAAAGGCGCGCAAGCTGAAATAGACGCGGTTAATAATTCAACTTTAAACGAAGAACAAAAAGCTGCAAGGATTAAAGAAATCAATAAAAAGTCGGCGCAAGAAAAATATAAAATTGCAAAAAAACAATTTGAAACCGACAAAGCATTTGCAACGGCGCAAGCGTTAATAGGTGCGGCGCAAGCAATCATTCAGGGCTTTGCCCAATTAGGACCGATCGGGGGCGCAATTGCAGCTATAACAACGGCGGCACTAACGGCGGCGCAAATTTCCGCGATACAATCCCAACCGCCGCCAGCGGCTCCGGGCTTTGCAAAAGGTGTAATCGGGTTAAATGGTCCCGGAACTGAAACAAGCGATTCGATACCCGCGCGGCTTTCAAGGGGCGAATCGGTTATTACCGCAAGGGGAACTAATTTTGCTCAAACTAATTATCCCGGCTTACTTGAATTCCTAAATACACGAAATCGCTTTGCTACGGGCGTTATTAATTTCGGCGGGGCAAATATACCAACGGCGGCGAATGATTCAACTGAGCGCCTTATTTCGGCTATTTCGGGCATTTCTCCGATCGTCAAGGTTACGGATATAAATAAAAAACAATCGGATTATTCAGAAGTTCGCGTAAATGGAACAATTTAAACAGGAAACTCGATTAGAAATTATTAAACGTTTGAGCGATTCGGGCGAAATAATTTCACTTTATAAGGCGGGATTAATAGAACCGTTTGCAATTAAATATCGAAACATTTATTTCGATGTTGACACGTTCCAAAAGATAGGGCAAACGCGAATGGATGCAATTTATAACGCGGCTCAGAAATACAATTGCGGAATTCAAACAATTTACCGCGCGTTAAAATGGATTTCTGAAAAATGATTTACAACTAAAATGATAAACTTTTGATTTAACTAACTAAATACATTTGACAAATGAATCATCATATTTATTTATACGGCGTAATCGGGCAAGACGTTTTTTTAAAAAATGTTATTGAACAAATGGGCGCGGTACATTCAGGGGAAACGGTAACGGCTCACATTCATTCGCCGGGCGGTTTTGTTTCGGAAGGTTATGCGATTTATGATTACTTAGTTTCGCAAGCCAAACAATTAGGTTTTAATTTAGAAACAATTGCAGAGGGCGAATGCAAATCAATTGCAACGGTTATTTTTTTAGCGGCTCCCGTTCGAAAAATTACAAGCAATTCCGAATTTATGATTCATAACCCGTGGGGCGCGAATGAAGGGGATGCGGCTTCGATGCAAAAATACGCGTCGATGCTAAAAGAAGAAGAAAAAATGTTAGCAAAGTTTTATTCCAAAAAAATCGGAATTGATATTGCAGATATTTTAAGCTGGATGAAAACAGAAACTTATTATTCCGCTTCGGAAGCGGTTAAAATGGGTTTTGCAACTGAGGTAATTGATACAATGAAAGCGGTTGCATTATATAACGAAAACAATTCAAACAATAATTTAATTAACTCAAAAATGAACAAGCCAAACTTTAATTTACAAAACTTTAAAGCGATTGCAAAACGCGCTTTGAAAGCCCTATCAGGCGAAGCGGTAAAAAATCTCGATGCCTTTTTAGAGGACGGGACCGCGTTATTTATTGACACCGAAGAAAGCGAGCCAGCCGTTGGGATGGCAGTTTTCATTGCGGAAACAGGCGAACCAGCACCCGACGCAGCGCATACGTTGGATTCAGGAATGGTAATAGTTACCGTTGCGGGTATTATTACAGAAATTAACCCTGTTGCAGCGCAATCAATTGAAGAAATGCAAGCAAGAATTACTGAACTTGAAACGGCTTTAGCTGAAGTTCAACCGATCATTGCAAACCTTTCAAATATTACGGGCGAATTTACGCCTAGCGCAAAATCACAACGTACCGTACAAACGGGACCGGGACGCGCTGAAGGTGCAGCAAAAACAAAGGCGGTTTCGTCTTTTGATAAAAGCGCAATCAAACCAAATCAAAGAGCAAAAAACTAATTTAATTAACTTTTAAAAAAATAAAAAAATGATTTTAGATCCTTCAGATTTGACCTTCAACGGTCAGGAAGCACGCGATATAGGCGAAGCAGTAATAGAAAGTATTTTCGAAAATCCAGCGGTTGCGGATTTAATGACGGTTTATGATGGAATCGTTACAAAAAAACAAATTCCTTTTTTGGGTACTTTGTCAAAAATTACTAAAAAGGATGCGGGTTGCGGTTCGGGTGTAAGCTCGAATAACATTCCAATGACTGAAAAGTTTTGGGAACCTGAAAACCTTAAAATTTGGTTGCAACTTTGCGCCGAAGATTTGTTAAATTCATTTTGGGTTTACGCTCAAAAATTAGGAATGGATCGTTCGGACGTAACAGGAACTACAATCGCTTCGTTTGTTGTTGAACGTATGACGGCAGCGGCTCAGGAAGATTTACTTCGCATTATTTGGTTTAACGATAAGGATGCGGAAAATGTAGACGATGGAGGGGTAATTACGGACGGCGTTTCGATTACAGATTACAATATTATCGACGGTTTGTGGAAACAAATTTTCGCGGTTGTTGCTGGCGATACTTCTCGTAAAGTTGCAATTTCTGAAAACGGAGGCGCGAATAAAACGGCTCAATTAAACTTAGCTGCAAACAAAGCGTTTTTAACTTTTCAAGCGTTAATGGCAAAAGCAGATTCACGTTTAAAAAGTGCAACCGATAAAATTATTATTTGTACTACTACGCTTTTGGAAAACTACGCGGCTTATTTAGAAAGTCAAGGGGCGGATGCTTCATTTATTCGTATCGAAAATGGTTATTCAACTTTGCGTTATCGCAACGTAACAATTTACGGAATGGATTTTTGGGATCGCACAATTCAAGCGGATTTCGATAACGGTACAACTTACGATTTACCGCACCGCGCGTTACTTACAACGAAAATGAATTTAGCAGTTGGAAGCGATCGTTTAGCGGATGCGGAAACATTCAAAGTTTATTATTCAGAGGATACCGAACTAAATAATTTCAAAGGAAAGTATCGTGTAGATGCAAAACTTTTGCAAGATTATTTAATTCAAGTAGCTTACTAAATTTTAATTGCGGGGGAATTAACTTTTCCCCGCTTTTTATTCACTAATAAAAAAAATAAAACTATGCCAAGCGTAAGTTGTCCCGGTATTAATGCCGATGTTTTTTTAGATTGCACCAAGCCAATTTCGGCGGGTGTAAAAGATATGCTTTATTTGGTGAATTTCGCCGATATTGCTACGATTGTAGAAGATATGACAAACCCTAATTTAATTGAAAGTTTCACGCTTGCGGCGGGTGCTTTCCTTTATCGTTTTGAGGGAAAAAATAATTCAATAGATCCGAAAAGTACTTTAGTAAAAGCGCGTTATTCAAACACATTTAATCACGAATGTATTTTCAAAGTTTTTGATAATGCAAGTTCGATTAAACAACAGTTGGAATATATGACAAATACTAAGGTTGTTGCGATTGTTGAGAATAATTACAAAGGTTCAACGGGTGAAGTTCCTTTTGAAATTTACGGGCTTCGCAGCGGTTTAGAAATTACCGTTATGGAGCGTATTGTTAACGATCAGGAAACGCAAGGGGCTTATAATATTACTTTGAGTTCTTCGGAGCAAATTAAGGAACCATATTTGCCAGCAACTTTATTCGATACGGATTACGCAACTACAAAAGCATTCGTAGAAAGTTTATTAACTGTATGATTTTAGACCAGCTAAAACGTGAGCTGGAAGAATTAAAAAGCCCTTTGCTGCAGTCTCGGAAACAAGATGCGATGCAAAGGGTTTTTATAATTTATAAAGCCGTTACAGGGCGTGATCCTCGAGGAATTCGATGCTTTCAATGTGCTGTCGATGCTTACTTTGAATTAAAGAAAATAAGCACATTGGGCGAGGGTTGGGATAATTCAGTAAATTTGAATTCTGAATTTAAACAAATTAATAAAAAACAAATGGGTACTTTAAAGAAATACAAAATGCTTACAAGCCGTTTTCGAATGTTTGGAAGCCCTGATACTATTACACCTGAGAATGCAACGGATGAAAAAATTGATGCGATTTTAAAAATTAACCCGCAATTTTCAAAGTTTTTTCAATTAGTTGAAAAGCCAGCAAAAGCGGAAAAAGTTTCGGAAACTTTGCCCGAAGAAATTACACCCGAAGTAATCGAAGAAACTCACATTGATTCAAGTAAATTTGAAGCTCCAAAACTTTCAAAGATTACAAAAAAAAGGGGCGGGCGTTTACCAAAAAAAACAATTTAATTAAAACATTCTTTTCGAAATGGAACACGGCAGCCGAATTACAATACCGCGAAGCAATAAGCGATTAATTATTACTTCGTTAAAACAGGAAAAAATATTGGGTTGGGATTCCGATAATTCGTACCCGCAAAGAATGGTCGATTTAATCGCGTGTTCAGGTGTTGCGACACGTTGCGTAAATCGATTTCGAAGATTTATAGTTGGGCGCGGTTTCTCCGATCCTTTAATTTATAAATCGGTAACGAATCGCAACGGAGTTACAATGGATAAACTATTGAACCTTTGCGCGAATGATTACGCCGCATTGTATGGTTTCGCCGTTCACGTTAAATATAACGGATTAGGGCAAATTATCGAAAGAAATTATATGCCTTTTCAGGACACGCGTTTGGCTTTGAACGGGCAAATTGCGTATTATAATAATTGGGACGGCTCCAGCCAAATAAGTAAATTTAACCGCGCGGATATTGTTTATTTAAACCGCTTTGATCCTTCGAAAGTTATTGAAGAAATAAACGAAATGGAAGGGGCGAATTATGCAGAAAAAGCGGCAAAATATCCGGGTCAAGTTCTTTGGTATTCGCAAGCGGGTTTTAATGCTTACCCCGTTGGTTTAGCGGATCCCGTTGCTGAAGATATTGAAACAGATTACCAAGCGAAACTTTATAAAAACAAAAACATTCGAACTTCTTTTACAAGTTCTGGAATGTATATTGATTTCGGGGTTTCGGAATCGGAAAATATTAGATTTCAAAAGCAACAAGTTTTAACTGAATTTCAAGGTGCGGACGGCGCGGGAAATATTATGTATGTTGAAGTTGAACCCGGTCAACAAGCCCCAACGTTCACGCCTTTTAACGCTGGTTCGGGCGTGGATAATCGTTTTGAATACCACGAAAAATCTGTTGAACAAGCGATTGTTAAATGCTTTGCAATTCCTAACATTTTGGCGGGTGTTTTGCAGCCGGGAAGTTTGGCAACGTCCAGCGAATTAGTTGAAGCCTATATTATTTATAATTCCGAAACGGAACCCGATCGAATTGTTTTCGAAGAACAGTTTTCGCGATTGATTGGAAAACCCGTTTCTATTTTACCGCTGGAATTGAATTCAGGGGCAAACGTCGAAACAAACGTTTTAACGGCTCCGAATACAACCGATGCGCCAATAGTTGAAGAAAGCGTAAATGTTGCGGCAACGGCTTTAAATGGGGCGCAAATCGCTTCGTTAAACGAAATCATTGCAAACATAACGGCGGGAATTTATCCAGCCGAAACAGGGCGCGCAATTATCGGGGCTTCATTTCCATTTTTAACAACGTCGCAAATTGATTCAATGTTAAATCCTTTAAGAAAATGACACAAACAATTAAATTAATTTCGGTTTCAGATATTCAAATGTTTCGGGCAATTTCCGATAATGTACCCGAAGCGCGTTTAGATCCGTATATTATAGAAGCTCAGGAATTGGATTTATACGAACTTTTGGGAAAGGATTTATATTTAAAACTTTTTACCGAAGTTTCGCCCCCTACATTTCCAGCAACTTATTTTTATCCTGAATTGAAAAACCATTACGCGGGGTTTCTTTGTTATTCGGCTTACGCTCGTTTACTTTCGCAAAATCAAACAACAGTTACCGCTTACGGCGTTGTTTCAAAGAAAACGGATTTTAGCGATTTAGTACCCGAACCAACTTTGCAAAGGACCATTAAGGCGGCGCGCGGTTCGGCTCAGGAATACGCGAAAAGATTAATTGATTTCTTAAATGATAATTCGGAAACTTACCCCGAATGGGAAACGAGTTGTAATTTTCGCGGTCGAATTAATCACACGGGAACGGCTTATTTAGGCGCGGTAAAAGGGAATAAATCAATATTCAAAAGAAAGTTGTATTAATGGACGTTACAATAACTAACGCGGGCGGTCGAATTGAAATAGTCGATTTAAGAAATGATTTGACTAATAATTACAATGTTTTAAAGGACGGTTTGCGGTTGTTTAATTTGGGCGATATTGTTCGAATAACTTTCATAAATCGAAGAAACATTGAAATTAATTTTAATGAAGTCGAACTAATTAACGGGGCTACTTCTATTTTGCCTGTTTCGGGCGTGGATTTCCTAAATGAATTAAATACAATTTTAGGGGATTTCGGCGGCGGTGGTGGGGCAACGGCTTTAGAAGATTTAACCGACGTTCAAATTACTTCGGTTGCAAATGGAGAGGTTTTAATTTATGATTCGGCTTTGTCGAAATGGGTTAATACTTCGGCACCGGGCGGCGGGGATATGTTTAAAGCCGTTTACGATACCGATAACGACGGGGTTGTAGACAAAGCGGAAACGGTGCAAATTATAGTTCGTAATTCGACGGGCGTAACATTAACAAAGGGGCAAATAGTTTATTTATCAGGTGCAACGGGTAACCGCCCGAATGCGGTACTTGCCCAAGCGAATACCGAAGCAACAAGCTCAAAAACGATCGGGTGGGTTACTGAAAATATTAATAATAATTCGGATGGATTTGTTGGAGTTTCAGGAAGCGCACACGATTTAGATACTTCGTCTTTTACCGCGGGGGATGCTTTGTGGCTTTCTCCAACGGTTGCGGGCGGTGTTACTTCAACGGTTCCAACGCAGCCAGATCACGCGGTTTTTATCGGGTATTGCGCGCGCTCGCATCCAACACAGGGGCGAATAGTTTTTAATATTCAAAACGGGTACGAGTTGGAAGAATTGCACAATGTTTTAATAACTTCGGTTGCGGACAAGGAGGGTTTATTTTATGAAGCCGCTTCGGGTTTATGGAAAAATAAAACAATTGAAAATGTTTTGGGCGCGGCGTCAAGTTCTCAAAATGGTTATTTAACTTCTACCGATTGGAATACATTTAATAACAAACCAACATCAGGGAATTCTTTATTTTTGTTTTATAATTACTAATAAAAAAAAATGGCATCAAATCCACAATTTGCGGCTTTGCCCGTAACGAAATTAATAACACTTAATACCGCAACAGTTGGTCTTAAAACAAATGCTGCAACGGGAAGCACCTTACTTTGTACGGGAACTTCGGCGGTTAACTTTTCAGGAACTAAAATAACAACAATTGCAGTAAAATTACAGGCGACAAATTTAGCTTCTAATTTATTAATATTCATAACTGATAATACAGGCGTTGTTGGTACAGGGATTTTATTCGATGAATTATTAATTCCCGCGATAACTTCATCTACTGTAATTGCATCTTCAAGAAATGCAGTTTTTTATACAGATTTACAATTAATGCCCGGTCAAGCGATCTATGTTTCTTGCACAATTGCAACAAATTTAGTTCCAATAAATGTTTTTGTTTCTGCTGGAGATTTTTAATTATGTTTGGAAGTTTTACAACAAGGCGAAATTTTGGAAATCAATTATTCCCTTCAAGAACTTTAGGGCAATTTGGCGGTGCTTCAAGTGCAATAGCTGGAAATTTTTTAAATGCTGCTGGAATAACAGATCCAACAATTTCAACCGCAATAAATCAGCTTGTTATTGATTTATTAAATTTTAATATTTTACATAAATTTTATGCAATTTACCCATTTGTTGGAGGTTCTGCAACGAGTTGTAAATTTAATTTGATTAATCCAGCCGATACAAATGAAGCATTTAGATTAAATTTTGTTGGCGGTTGGACATTTTCGGCTAATGGAGCTTTACCAAATGGTACAAATGCTTACGCAAATACATTTTTATCTCCGGCAATTACATTTAATTTAAATAGCCATTCATTTGGTATTTATTCAAGAACTAACAATATCACAGGAGTTCAAATTGTTTTGGGTTGTACGGATTCTGGTTTTACTAATTTTATTCAAAACAATATAACAGTAGGAAACCTTTATTCAGGAGGACTATCAACGGGGTTTTTTAGCTACACGGCTGCTCCAACAACTTCATTAATAATGGGAACAAGAACTTCAAATACATTATTTAAAGGATTTAGATCGGGTGTACTATTGGGATCAAATACAAATTCTATAAGTGCATTGCCAAATGTTAATGTTTATTTAGGAGCTAGAAATAATAACCCAACACCTGTTTCATTTAGTTTACATCAATTAGCTTTTGCATTTTTCGGTGATGGATTAAATGATCAGGAATCTCAAAATTTTAATACAATTATTCAAACATTTCAAACAACCTTAAGCCGCCAAGTTTAATGAAAGTTTATTTATTAACCGAAGAACAAGCGCAATTATTATTTGGAATTCAATTTATCCCCGATAATTATTTTAATCCAATTAAAGACGCGAATAATAACTTTATAATTAGCATTGAAGAAGTTGAGCAATGTTCAATTGAATGGGTTAAAAATTTAGAATTAATTGATTATTTACCTATTAATAATTTACAAAATGAAAATCAATAAAGCGGGTTTTGATTTAATTAAAACTTTTGAGGGTTGCAGATTAAAGGCGTACAAATGCAGCGCGGGTGTTGTTACAATTGGGTACGGTTCCACTTATTATCCTAATAGAAGCCCGATTAAAATAACGGATAAATTAAATAGTGTTCAGGATGCCGAAGATTTATTATTTGTAACTGTTGAGGAATTCGAAAATAATGTTTCGGCTTTATTTTATAACGTTACTTTGACACAAAACCAATTTAACGCGCTTGTTTCTTTTGCTTTTAATTTGGGCGTTGGCGCGCTTGCTAAATCGACTTTATTAAAGAAAGCTAAACTTAATCCAAACGATAAAACAATTGCTTTAGAGTTTGCTAAATGGGTTAATGCGGGCGGTAAAAAGTTACCCGGATTAATACGCCGAAGAAAAGCGGAATCCGATTTATACTTTATGCAATAAATTGAAAACCTGAATGCGATTGAATCGTATTTAGGTTTATGAAAACAATTCTTTTTTTATTCGCCTTTTTAACTTTTGTAAACATTGGAAACGCGCAATGCGATTCGGCAAATGTTATAAAATCTTTTTGGGGTTTCCCTTCGTTTAATTCATTAAATAATACGGGGCAATGTATTTCGGCAAATATTACAGATACGACTATTTGTGTAAAGGTTAAAAAGATTTTAGCAACTCAACAGGCGCGTTTTAGTTTTAGCAGCCCATTTGGAAGCCCATTAATAGTAAATGAAATACGGCAATATAATTCCGATTGTATTTTTATAGGGTACGGAAATTTAATTGATGCAGGAATTGATACGGTTGTAATTTGTTACGATATATCTTCGGAATTAATCGATAACTTTTGCCCTTACGCATTAATTATTTCCCCTTTAGCGGTCGAGTTTTGCGGGCTTAGTGCGGTAATGGGTGCGGAATTCTTAAACGTTCAATTTAAAACGTGTTCAAATACGAATACGGATCGTTTCGAGCTTATAATTTCAAAGGATTTAATTAGCTGGAACGTTGCGGAAACTATCCAGCCGCAAATCGAAAACAATTCAAACGAAAGCGTTTATAATGTTCAAACAAATAACTTCGAAAATGGAATTAATTATTTAGCAATTCGGGAAATTGATTTAAACGGAAACGCGACGGTTTCGGAAATTGCTTATTTCGAATGCAGAAATAAAAAAGAAACTTTTAAAAGTTATTTTGACCTTTCTGGGCGTTCCGTTTCTGGAAACACACAATTTAAAATAGTTCGCAATGATTGAACCGCGCAAAATCCGAAATGTTTTAAATATTGTTTTTGAATATTGGAACTATTGCGTTGGTTCGATGGCAATAATTACGGGCTTTTGGTTATTCTTTTTAAAGCAAATAGATAAAGAAACATTCGCGTATATTATAGGGGCGGTTATTACTTTAAAATGGGTATGGAAGCCAAAAGAAAAGGGGGCGAAAAATGATTAATAATAATTTAGATACTTTAATAACTTATTCGCTGGATCCTGTTTGCGTTATTGGTGAAATATGCAAAATTCATAAATACAAGCATATTGAAGTAATTAGCAAGTATGGTAAAACTATTGAAATGCAAACCGATTATTTAAACGAAAACTTTGATTTAAAAAACAACTATTTTATTTCTGAATCGGGGCAAATCTTTTTTACTGAAAAAGAAACAACGGCGGTTAATTATAATTTTGTAATCCCTGAAGCCGTTATTCGATATTCAGATACATTAAAACTAAATGATTTGCAATACTTAAAACAAGGCGATACACGAAGCGCAAATGAATTAATAGTATTACACCCCCAAAAGGAAACGATAAGCGTTAAAAACGACTTAAACGGGCTTTGTATGGGTGTCGAATTTACTTTAATGCTTG